TTTGATGACTGGATCACATGTAGATGAGAAGATGCTAGTCCATAAAGATGACCCTCTTCAACGTCTACGGATCATTACCTCAGGTATTGGTCGTACTGAACGTATCCATAACACGTACCTTAAGCCACGAGTAAAGCTCGCTGATTGATGCCTAGAAGCTCCTACAGCACGCCTGTGGGGGCTTCCCTATACATCCTATCATAATCAATGAAACAATGCCGCTCCTGCGGCGTAGAGAAGCCACTTAGTGAATTTCATATTCGTAGGGACAACGGCAAGCATAGAAATGATTGCATACAATGTCAACGAGACAAGAAGAATGCAGTGCAGTATAGGCAGCTGTACAACATCTCACTGTCCGACTACGATAAATTATACGAACTCCAAGGTGGCGTCTGCGCCATGTGTTTTCTACCACAAGTAGATTCACGCAAAACAAGATTATGTGTAGACCACTGCCATACAACTGGTGTTGTACGTGGTCTGCTCTGCACTAACTGCAACGTAGCTATAGGCTTATTAAAAGATGACGAAAGACTCCTCCAACGCGGAATCGAGTACCTTAGATCTACTAAGGGCTGATTTCAAGTACTTTGCTGCTGCTATCTGGGCAGAGCTTGGTCTTCCACCCCCAACTCGTGCTCAACTGGCTATCTGCGACTACCTGCAATATGGTCCAAAACGATTGATGATCAGCGCATTTCGTGGTGTTGGTAAGTCGTGGTTAGCAGGAGCCTTTGTTCTTTGGACGTTGTTCAACAACCCAGAGAAAAAGATTATGATCATATCAGCATCGAAAGAACGTGCTGATAACCAATCTATCTGGCTACAAAAGCTTATCATCGAGACACCGTGGCTACGGCACCTTCAACCGACAAGTGATACTGCCCGTTGGAGTCGTATTAGCTTTGACGTTCTTTGCTCACCTCACCAAGCTCCTTCTGTTAAGTCAGTTGGTATTGGAGGACAGCTGACAGGTAGCCGTGCTGACATCATCCTTGCAGACGATGTGGAGGTGCCAAATAATAGTATGACTGAGATGATGAGGGAGAAGCTATTGCAGCTTTGCACTGAAGCTGAATCCATTCTCACCCCTAAAGACGACTCACGCATCCTCTACCTTGGCACTCCCCAAACTACCTTCACGATTTATCGAACACTAGCCTCTCGTAACTATCGCCCGTTCGTCTGGCCCGCTAGATACCCAACTAAAGACAAACTGTCTCAATACGAAGGTCTGCTAGCTCAGGAGATTGTTGAAGACATAGAAATGGGAGCTGAGCCTGGAGACCCAACAGATCCAGACCGCTTCTCTCACGACGATCTATTAGAGCGTGAAGCCTCAATGGGTCGCTCTAATTTCCAACTTCAATTCCAACTAGACACGAGCCTTAGCGATGCTGAGAAGTTTCCTCTTAAGTTTGAAGATCTCATTATCACCTCTGTTAATCCTACCTCTGCACCAGATGCCGTTGTATGGTGCTCCGATCCCCGGAACATCATCAGAGACTTACCGACCGTGGGCCTGCCGCGAGATTACTTCTATTCTCCAATGGTACTACAAGGAGAGTGGGGACCTTACACCGAGACAATATGCAGCGTTGATCCATCGGGTCGAGGAACAGATGAAACAGCAGCTGTGTACATGAGTCAACGTAATGGCTTCCTCTATGTCCATGAAGTACGTGCCTATAAAGATGGCTATGGAGACAACACACTCCTAGACATCCTTAGAGGCTGTAAGAAGTACAACGTAACCAAACTGTTGGTTGAAACTAACTTTGGTGACGGTATCGTTGGTGAACTGTTCAAGAAGCACCTCCAACAGACCAAACAAGCCATTGACGTAGAAGAGGTACGGGCTAACGTCCGTAAAGAAGACAGGATCATTGACGCTCTAGAGCCTGTCATGAACCAGCACCGACTCATCATTGATAGAGGTGTCGTTGAATGGGACTACTCCTCCAATAAAGACGCTCCTCCAGAAGACAGACTCCTCTACATGCTCTTCTACCAGATGTCTCGTATGTGTCGGGAGAAAGGTGCCGTTAAACACGACGACAGACTTGACTGCTTAGCTCAAGCCGTTAAGTACTTTACAGATGCTATGAGTATCTCTGCCTATGAAACTGTTAAACAAAGACGAATGGAAGACTGGTCAGACATGCTTGATACTTGGTTAGATGACCCCCATCAAGCTGCTAATCATATGGTCTTAGGATTCGATCTAGACCAACGTAAAAAGGCTAGAGGAGCTGTTGGTAAAAAGTCAGTCGCTAACTGGGTTTAGGGGCGATCCCTCACTAAGACAGCCGAGGGAAGGGTGGACCCGACGCTGTGATGGAGGAAGACATGCCCTTTAGCTTTCGCTAAAAGACACATCTTCCTCTGTCTTCTCTCTACTGATGATTCGTTTCCGTTCATCCAGTGAGCACTGACTAAACCAACGACACAATCTCCCACCACTAACTCGTGAATCCAGTGAAACTTGATGGAACCTCCCAATCCACAACGGAACGAAGCAAGACGAACGAAGTGAGGATGCGTAGTGGAGTCTCTCCATCTAATTACTACTGATACTACTGTATGGTAACAACTATGAGTAGAACTTATCGTAAACAACCCACCTACATCTTCAGAGCACCTAAGACACTTAATGAACTAAAGGCTAATGCTGATGATTATAATGATACTGAATATACGGTAAGTACTCGGCATCGTTATATCCCTACAGCATGGGATGACATCATTCCTACTTCCATCTACCAAAACGACCACCACCAATGATCCATAGCGTAAAGCTTGTCCACATCACGAATGATGCTGAGAATGTAATCTCCTACTGTGCTAGGGTCTCTAACCCAGCTAATCAAGAGAACTATGACACTGCTCCTAAACTCCTCAAGTACTGTGTAGAGCATGGTCACTGGAGCGTGTTTGAAATGGCTAATATGTGTGTAGAGATAGAGACAACTAGGAGTATTGCAGCACAGATCCTTCGGCATCGTAGCTTCTCCTTCCAAGAGTTCAGTCAACGGTATGCTGAGGTACAGCTGAGACCTGAGTTACCTGAGATGAGACGACAGGATCTGAAGAACCGACAGAACAGTGTTGATGACTTGTCGTTGGAGACACTGGCTGAATGTGATCAGCTGGTAGCGTCTGCTTTGGTTACGAGTTATAGGGCGTATGATAAGCTGTTGGAACTTGGTGTCGCTAAAGAATGTGCCAGGGAAGTGTTACCGCTTTGTACTCCCACTAGGTTGTACATGAATGGGACGATTAGGTCTTGGATTCATTATTGTCAGCTTAGGTGTGCAAATGGTACACAGAAAGAACACCAGAACATCGCTAGAGGTGTCTGGAAGCTCCTGGAAGAGCACTTGCCTAATGTTTGTGTGTCTTTGGGTGTTTGAGTAGTTAGAGGCTCCTTCTAGGTCATCCTGGAGGGGGTCTAATATTTTGACATAATTTTCTCAAGTCTTATAGCGGGTGTCCAGGGACGCACAGCCCCCCATAGGGGTATGTCGATTCCTGGAAATACCTCGCTCTGTCCAAAGAGTATCTGCATTGATGACAGGTACGCAAACAGTCAGAGCCCAGTCATAGCCTTATGTCCTGCTCTGTCCAGATTGAATTGGACAAAGGGGTTGGACATGATTAGCTGTTCATTCGCAATAAGGATAGCTATTGATATAACGATGGTATAGTATGATACGAACTCGTATCGCTATATCTCAATTTATCTGTACGCGATAAGCTATTATTATCAATCATACGCTGAATGATAAGCATACATTATCAATGAGCAATTAACTATCTCGCACCATGCGTTCACTGCGTTCACACTCACGCGCACTAACACGAATACAACAGCACACATTGAATACTACACCCAAGACTCACCACGCCCAGCATCGATAAGGAACGCTAATGGGTATACTTAAGGGGCTACACGGTTCCACTGGGTTCTGGGGCTTGACACATCGGGGCAGCCATGGTATTGTACATGAGTCGGTGGGGGAGGGGCGACCTGACCAGCCGACAGACAACGAGTCACTCAGGTCTCGCAAGAGACACAGCGGGAGAGGAACCTCCCGAACCACCAGAGGGTATCACCGACCTGGGAGAGTGACGAACACACGGTACGCTGGCTTCCGCTCGTGTGGTGTAACTGGTCGCTCTCCGGGCGCAGCATCAACATCAACACCCGAGGCACAGGGGAGAGAATCAGATCATGCCAAACCATTTTCATGCCAGAGTCTGAGGTGAAAGCGAAACTCAGTCTGGCTAACATGTTCACCAAGAGGCTGGTCTTCCAGCGCTACGCTAATTCACACTCAGCGCAACTGACAATGCTTAATCAAACCAAGCTAATCTGGATGCCTGACACTAAGCCTCCAGTTCCAACCATGCTTGAAGTGACTAAGTTCATGCCAAGCACTGTCAAGAACAAGCGTAAGCTGATGTTCAACTCAACTCCCATTGTTAAGCGCTGAAATGAACTACGACTTCTTTCAACTTCGTGAAGCCGTGCAAGAATGCACCGGTTATGACCTTGTTCAAGTGTTTGATGACGAGCATGATGAGTACCTCTTGATTGATCCATATGGTGATCAAGATGGTGATGGGTTTCTATATCTTGAGGATGTGTATGACTACATCACCAACAATGAGCAGGTAGCTGAATACCTAGCACAACCTTATGGTTGGGTCTCTGTAACTGCTTAATCACACTCACCTACG